TCGCTGGAACTCAACAGGAATGCCATCGGCATCGTGCCGCTCGCATCGCCAAGTGCTGTCGTCCTTGGCCGTGCTGTGCGCACAAGTGCGGCAGTTGACGTGCTTGGTGGTCTTGGTCTGGTGGCAGAACTCGTAGGCGTCGCAGAACTTGCACTGATACCAGCTTGGGTCTGTGCTGATCGGCTCTGGCATGCGGTCTGACAGGGAGATGCGCTTGGCGCGGGCAATGGCTTTCTCGGCAGCCGCTTGGTCGTACTTGATGCGCTCGGTGTAGATTCGGTCGTCGTCCTTGCAGACGGCCACATACAACGCACGCTCAATGCCAGTGCCGTGCATGTAGGCCTGCATCTGGACAAAGTGCTCGGGCTTGGACTTCTCGACCCCGTTCTTCTCAAGGTCGTCGAAGCTCTTTTTCGAGTGCGTCTTGAACTCGGCGACGTGCCGCTTGGCTGATCCTGGCACGCCTGACTCAATGATCGCGTCCAGACTGCCGGAGACGTGGCTTCCGAAGTCCACGCGCTTTTGGGCACCTCGCACGTCCAGACCGATAGCGCGCAAGTCAGAGACGATGGTGTCCTCCTCGTTGCGACCGCGACGAAACACGCGCAGGATGCGGCCGGGAAACTGAGGCTGCACAGCCCATCGAAACGACAGCCAGAGCCACCTGTCACACGGGTGGCCGATCTGGCTTGCGCCCATGTGCGGCCGAGGCGGCTCGGCCTGGGATTCGTGGTGCCGGTCGACCAGCGCCTGGATGCTATGATTCGGTTCGGGTAGTTTCATCTGTGACTGTCCATTGCTTGCGTCTCCTCCCTGCGTGCAGGGTTGCCCCAGGTTGAGCATTGCTCCCTGGGGCTCTTTTTTGGGTGGACGGCCTACGCGCAACCGCAGGCTATTTCACCGGGCTTCCGGCCGTCCTGGGCGCTGTCTACTACTACGTCCACCGCGCCCGAAACCTGATGCCTACTTCTTCATCCAAGGCGGTGCAGCCTTCGACGATGCCGAAGCTGCTGCAACCGTCGCAGCAGGTGGTACAACACCGCTGACCGCCTTGAACCCGCGCACCTCGTTTTGCGCTGCATACTGGCCATCCGCAGGCCGCACGTCCAATTTGATCTGGAGCGTGTTGCCGACCAGTTGATCGGTATCCGTGACGCGGGCAATGCCAGTGGCGCGCATGATCTCGCCCAGTTGCTGGCGACCGATCTCCTCTGCCTTGGCCGAGGCGTTGCGGATGTTGATGTTGCCGAAGACCACGCGGCCTTGGTGCGACGGGCCGGTGATGTCGTATCGCACCTTGATGTACTGGCCCGAGCCGTCCTTGGTCGGCTTGAGTTCAGCACCCGCGATGGTCGCGCTGTACCAGCCTGCGGGCAGGGGGTCGTAGTTCCCGCCGTTGCCTTGCGGAAGTTCGTTGACGTCGAAGGTTTGTCCGAGGGATGCCATGATGCTTACTCCTTGCTGCTGATTTTGCTGATGGCGGTCATCTCGACCGTAAACGACGGACGGCCAGGCTTGGCCGTGATGGCAGGCGCAAGCGCCTGGGTGATGGACGGATCGCTGGCTTTCCAGGCGGCCATGTTGATCTCGGGCTTCCAGCGAAACAGGCGGCTCAGGTGATCGGTCAGGCCGTGCTCGGCGGCCAGTTCCTGCACCTTGTCGCCGTCAACCTTGCGGTCGATGCGGCCAGCGATCTTGACTCGATAGCCCTCAAGAGCCAGGGTCTCAGTGCCTTCTACGTCATCGCGGATGGATGCGCGGATGCGCATCTCGTCTTCTATCTGCCGTCGCTCCTCTGTCGCCTTGCGCTCGAGCTCCTTGTGCTCCAGCCACATGACGGCCAGTTGTTCCATCGACAGGTCTTTCACTTGACACCTCCGATCTTGTTGATGACTGCACGCAGATCAGGCGCTTCCCAGGCGGCCAACTTGCCGCTGCGGTCCTTGGCAAGCCACAAGCCATCCGAATCGCACATGAGGGCTCGCTGCGTGACCCCGTCGCCGTCCTTCTCAACGCGCAGGGCCAGCACCTCGTCGAAGAAGTACGGGAGACTTTGGCCGGTCTTGTTCCCCGGCATCGAGGGTGCGTAGAGTACGCGCCCCATCTCGTCCTGCGTCTTCTCCAATTTGGCGCTCATGTAGACGTGCCGACCTGGCAGGTCGCGGAAGGCCCGGATGATGTCGGCCATCTGCTCTTGCATCGCACCGTAGGCCTGGCGGGGGTCTTTCGTTGCCTTCTTCTCGGCGTTGAGAACGACTTCGGCGATCTCGGAGATCGAATCCAGCGCGACGGACTTGTAGGCCTGCGCTTCGGCAGATCCTGTGAGCCATGACCACGCCTCGCGCAGCGTGTCCATGCTGTCGATCTCGATGTAGGGCAGGTCCGCGTCTTGGATGGACAGCAGGCCGCCCTCGGCCGACAGGACAATGGGGGAAGGAAGCGTCTTGATGAGTGACGTCTTGCCTGCTCCGGCTTGGCCGTACACCAACAGCTTAACGCCGTTAGCAGACAGGCTGCCGGTTGACTTTACGTTGATGGCCATCTTGGCCCTCCTAAGTTGCCTGCGCGGTCGGGACATCCGGGTGCGCAGTGGTTGCATCATAGGGCATGTGTGGGGTAGGATGCAACACCCCGATGTAAAAATTTTCCACTGAGGTGCAACATGCTGACCCTGGAACAGATCAGGCAGGCTCTACAGGACCGACGACCAGGCATGGTCGCAGAGGCCACAGGGCTGCATATCAACACCGTGCTGAGTGTGCGCGACGACCCCAAGGCCGATCCGAAGTACAGCACGCTGCGGGCCTTGTCTGACTATCTGGAAGCGCGCAATGACCAGCAAGGCTGAAGCGGCACTCATCTACGCATCTTGGGGTTGGCATGTCCTGCCGGTGGTGCCGAATGGCAAGGTGCCAGCCACGCAGCACGGCGTTAAGGATGCGACAACGAACGCCCAGCAGATCGCGTCTTGGTGGGCCGAGAACCCAGACTACAACATCGGCATTGCGGCCGGCGAACGCTCTGGCATCGTGGTGTTCGACGTGGACCCGCGCAACGGCGGCGAGGCGTCTTGGGACAGATGGCTGAAAGAAAACGGCAAGGTGCCAGATGGGGCCATGCAGTTGACCGTAGGCGGCGGCGAACACCACATAGCCGCCTACAACGCAGAGATCAGGTCTTGCAAGTTGTCTGAAGGCGTAGACCTGCTGGCCGATGGGCGCTACTTCGTGGCCTTCCCGTCGACCATTGAAGGGCGCAGCTACCAGTGGGAGGGCTCCTCGGATCCGTTCGATGGCGTCGCACCGTTCCACATCCCGGACGCTTGGATGTCGGCCTACCGCGCCATGCGCAAGCCCGAGAACAGGCAGACGACGCCCACAGGCGCCAACCTCATCAAGGGCAGCCGCAACAACGGACTGACGGCTTTGGGCGGGGCGATGCGGCGCTACGGCATGACAGAGGCCGAGATCATGGCGGCGCTGTCGATTGCAAACGAGACACGCTGCGACATTCCTCTGCCATCGTCCGAGTTGTCGCAGATCGTCAGATCGGTGTGCCGCTACGAGCCGGAAAGCGATGTTGGCGCAGACGCAGCCCTCGGGTCGGACGCGGCCGAGGCGATCCTTGCAGCCGCCCAGGCGCAGACGCAAGACTACTTCTTCACCCGCGCCACCTCGTACTTGAGCCAGCCTGCGCCTCTGAAGTGGATCATCAAGGGTTGGATGCCAGACGCAGGCGTCAGCATGGTCTACGGCGAGTCTGGCGCGGGCAAGACCTTCATCACCATTGACATCGCTTGCCACATCGCCGCAGGGCTTCAGTGGTGCGGTCACAAGACCAAGCAGGGCCTGGTGGTCTACATGGCCGGCGAGGGGAACTATGGCCTGCGGCAGCGGGTTGCTGCCTGGTGCAAGGCGCATGGGGTCCAGAATTTGGACGCCCTGCTGATCAGCAACAAGGCCATCGACGTTGACAGCCCGGCCGCTGCCGCGCAGATCATCAACGCAGTGCGCGAGTTGACGCAGGAAGATGCGGTAACCATCTTCATCGACACCGTGAACAACCACATGTCGGGCGACGAAAACAGCGCTAAGGACACGCGCAACATGCTGAACGCCTGCAACATCGTGGCGCGGGCTCTGAACGCCAGCGTGTGCCTGAACCACCACACGGGCCATGCAGTGGAGTCGAAGCAGCGCGCCCGAGGCTCCAGCGCCTGGCGGGCGTCGCTTGACTCGTCCATCTTGGTGTCCAAGAGCGAAGACGTGATCGAGGTGTATTGCACCAAGATGAAGGACGCAGAGCCGCCCAAGGAGTTCTTCGGCAGGCTTGAGAAGGTGCCGCTAGGGTGGATGGATGAGGACGGCGAGGAGATTATCGGGGCAGTATTTGCCATTGACAATAACTTTACAAAGGTAGATATAAAGAAAGAATCTGATATTCAAAAGGACATCAGGAAGTTTTCAAACGCATGGTGGCATGCTGGCGCAGAGGACCGTGAGCAAATGCCATATCTGTCGCGCAGTGCGCTGATTGATTACCTCATGTCGAACGAAGGACTTACTGAGTCAACAGCAAAGACATACGCCCAGGAAAGCAAGAAGGGAAGGCTTATATATAACCTTCTGACATCCCAGATCATCAGGGCTCATCAGCACGGCTGGG